TTAAACGATGCTGATTGCAGTACCGGCGAACGCGTTACGTTTAATGTTGTCGTCGGTGACGGCAGATGGCCAGAGGACATCTTCAATACGGAAAGAGCCAGATTTGTAATATGCCAGTTCCGCGCTGTTCTGGTCTGCGGTTACAGCCAGGATGCCCATTGCCGCGCCAGCATGAGCACCATCCCAGACGGTCAGCTTGCCAGAAGTGGCATCCAGCATGAGCGGCGTCATGGCTGGAGTGGAAGCCGTCAGTTCGCCAGGACCATACGCAGTGTGCGCCGGGTCGCTGTTACCGAGCGGCTGGTTATGTGTGAAAACTTCAGTAATTGCCATGATAGCCTCTTAAACGGGGGTGTTTAACAAATCGTCAGCGGCATCAGAAGATGCGCTACCTGCTGGGAGTGCACCGGGTGCTGTTTCCATCAAACGATCCAGCGCCGTATCGGTACGCGCCTGGGCACTTTGCGGTGCAGCAGCCAGAATGCGCTGTGCGCTCTCTACCGTCATACCAGGCGTTTCGGCCAGTGCTCGCGCCTGTGACTCACGCCCTTTAGCCTCATCGCAGTTCAGGATGCCCATGATGCGGCTATTCTCTGCAGCTACTGCTGCAGTAACCTGCGCACTGACATCTACAGGGGCCGCTACGGAAGCAATGGTCGTGTCAACGGTAGTGACCTGTTCAGCTGAGGCAGTTGTCTGAGTTGCTGCCTGGTCAACTGGCTTAGTGGTCACAGCTGAAGCAGAAGGTGATGGCATAGTTCCTCCAAGGGTTGTTTTTTTGCGTCTGTCGAGTGCTTCGCGCATCACGCCGAGCGCATCGGTATTGTTAACAAGTTCATCCGCCAGTCCGTTATCCAAAGACTCCTGGCCGGAGAATACTGCCGCTTCGGTGTCCAGCACGTCCTGAACAGACATGCCGGTATAAGCGGAAACCTTTTCGGCAAACATCTGACGAGTGGCATCGATACGCGTCTGGAAATCAGCACGCACATCTTTCGGAAGCTTTTCGTAAGGGTTGCCGTCGACCTTGCGATCGCCGCTGTAAATCAGCGTGACCTCAACGCCGTTAGTTTTGAGCGCAGCGCCATAGTTGCTGTGCGCCATCATGACCCCAATGGAGCCGGTTCTGGCCGTTTGTGTGACCAGCCGTCGCGATGCCGAACTGGCTATAAGCTGCCCTGCACTGCAGTTCATGTCATTGGCCAGCGCCCAGATGGGTTTGATATCGCGCATACGGGCTATAATGTCGGCGCAGTCAAACGCCCCGGACACCATTCCACCCGGCGTATCCATATCCAGAAGAATGCCGTCAACGCCGGGGTCACTGATTGCCTGCTGCAGGCGAGCAATGATCCCGTTGTAACCCGTCATGCCGGAATAAGGCTGAAGCGCACGGGTTTTACTGACCAGCGTGCCGGAAACCGGCAAGACCGCGATACCATTTGCCACCTGATAGCTGCGTGATGGACGGGGATCCATGTCATCATCCTCACCAAACAGCGCCAGCGGTTCGGCTATTTGTCCGGCATCAAGCGTGATGCCAGAGACGGTATCTGTCAGCCGGGTGATGCCCAACTGGCCAGCCAGCGCGCAAAAGAAAACCCGCGCATAGGCGGGTTCAAGCATCAGCGGCTCATTAAAGGCCATACTGGCAATATGCGGAAGATTACGCAGCTCGTGCGCCATCTTGCTCCTCCTCGTTTGATTTTTTCACTCCGGCCTCAAAAGCTGCAGCGGCCCATGCCGGTGGTTTCAGACCCGCAGCACGACGCTCCATGGTTTCCCGGACCTGCTGGGCAAAAATCTCCTGATAATCATCACCGCGTTTGGCGCACTCTTTTTCATACGTGCTGAGACCTGCCTCAATGAGCATGACGGCCTCCTGTACCTCTTTCAGCCCGTCAATTGCCATTCGACCAGAGCCAATCCAGTTGGCATTCCCCCAGGCTGTTCTCGCCTCCTGGAAACTGAACCGGGCTTTCGAAGGAAGCGTGACCACGCGGCGGACAATCGCCTCTTCAAGCCAGCAAAGAAACATCTGACAGGCCTGTCGGGATGCCACAAACTTGCGACGCCCCATAAAGTACGCCCAGGACTCGTTAGCACTTGCGCGTGCGGTCGAGTAGCTCATCTGCGAATAGTTTCGCGAAAGCTGCTCATACGACACACCAAGCCCAGCGGCAATATAACGCAGCAGGGACTGTTCAAAAGTCGAGTAGCCGTTATCGGTATCCTGCGCCGACTGAAGGTTGAGAGAATCACCCGGCAACAGGTGTGGAACCCTTGCCCCACCCAGGCGAACAGGCGCAGCTGAGTAATAGGACGCCATTTCACCGAGCCAGCCCGTAAGTTTGCTCTGCTGCTCTTTATTATCCGCGCCGAGAATAAAGTCCATCGCCGATTGGGTATCCAGTTCACTCTCGATGGTAGCGGCATACATAGCCTTCACTATCGCGCTCTGGAGCTGGGTATTTTGCAGGGTATCGAGCATTTTCATCTGCTCCATCACGCTGTAAAACGCATTGGCCCCACGGGTCTGTCCATCCTCCATCGGTTCGAATACATGGATAAATGAAGGTCGACCGCCGGGTAGTTCGCGAGGAATGTAGGTCCAGTTCTGCGCCATCCAGCCGGGATAACCATCGTCGCTGACGTAATATCCCAGCGCAGCACCGCTATCATTTATTTTCACACCGGCGCGACAGTTCCGGGTATCACCGATATTATTCGGATTGCTGACGCGCTTCGGACTGACCATTTTGAACTGAGTACGGAAAAGACGCGTTGAATCGCTGTCCCAGGTCGCCTGCGTGCATAATTCACCGTTAAACGCGTGCATGGCCACACCTTCTCGGATCATCATCGTAAACGTTCGCTTACGCTCGGCATCAATCCCGCAAAAGTCGTCCTCGGCATACTCATTCCATGCAGCTTCCACATCCCGCGAGAATGCCCGTGAATCCTCCTCATTTATTCCCAGATAACGCCAGCTTGGTCGATAACTGAGTCTGAAAAATGACCCGACGATGTGGTCCTGGTGGAGCTGCACGGCGTTTGCCGCGTAGCCATTATTTCGCACCAGATCGTCAGCGCGGGCATTTCCGCGAGAATAGTTGGGTAGGAGTGCGGCATCTGCACTTTCACTCGGCGGATTCCAGCCTCGCAGCTGCCCACCAAACCCGCCTCCACCGCCATGATATCCTGCGTATTCCCGAAGGGATGTTTTCCCGTCAGGTCCCACCAAAGATGGTATTTTCATACGTAAAACCCTGCTGGCCCCCGGCGTCGTGATGTGGTGCCAACCTGAGATTCAAGGTCAGCAATATATTTTTTGAGATCGCTGACTGAAGTGGCTGTAAATTCCACTCTTCGACCGTCTTTCTGTACCGTCGCCACGCGCTTTCCCATCATCAGGTCATGTAACGCAGCGCGCGCGGCATCCAGTTCAGTCTGTGTTGCCATTATTCATCTCCAGATAATGCCCGCGCGTAATCCGCCAGGGTCTTGTTATTGTTACGGCTGCCTTCTTCCTCCAGCAGGCTGGCCAGAAGTGAATCAAGATTTAGCTGCCAGCGGGATATGCTTATACGCAGCGCCGCCAGTGCATAAACAAAGCAATCGAGCGCCTCATTTCGTCGTTTTTTGCTGTCCCATACGATCTTTTTCTTTCCGTCTACCCATTTTTCCACCTGCTCTTCAGCTGTTAGTTGTTGGGCCTCTGTTAGATCGTAGATTTCTGGGTTATTCGGGAAATGAACCGCTCCCGCCAGCGGCTCGTCTCTTTGCGCCACCAGCGTGAAACGGTTATAAATCTGCTCTTTTGCGGTGTCTGTTCCTACCTCTGTGAGGTAAACACCATTCTTGTTACGCTTGCGTGGCATGTTCGCCACTGGCTTTCCATAAACCGACGCCCCCTTTATAGGGATCACACGAAACAGACCGTGTTTTTTTGAGCGGTTGTAGACGATGGTGGGATCAATGCCGCCAATATCCCAGCAAGTGCGGGATATAACCATTTCGAGACCGTTCTGGCGCTTATACGTCCTGTTGATCGCTTCATCAACTCGAGCGAGAGTCGACTCATCATCATGACGACCCATAATGATAATTTTGTCGATAAGCCAGCTTTCCTCTCCCGGCCCCCATCCCCAAACACGCATTTCGTAACGGTCAAGCTGGGAGTCAATACCCGCTGTCAGATATGCCACTCGCTCCGGCACAGACGCTTCAAAGTGCTCTTTTCGTTCCGCTAAAACTTCAGCATCGGGTCGTTCACCTATTTTCGGTTCCCACGTTTCGCCCAGGGTCGTGTTAACGAAAGTTTTTCGCTTACCCGTATCACCTTTTGTTTTTATCCAGTCCTTGACGATCTGCACCCAGGTTGTGAACGGGCTATATGCGGTCCAGATGTGGAATGTAACGCTGTCAGGAGGTTCAATTTCGGTACCGGATGAAGAAAACCAGTTAAGGCCGTCTCGTGTCCAGATACCTGTTTCATCACAAATATACCTGGCCTCCAGAAATTCCAGCTCCTGTTGTTTAATCACACAGGCATTGTGTTCACAGAGGTAGTAAACGCTGGCAGGTTCTCCCGGAGACCATTTGAAGCCAAATGGTGTCTCTTTATCACCGAATTTCAGATACTGCTCTTCCCCACAGTGTGGGCATGGAACATGGAACCGAAGAAAATGTTCAGACTCCTTAGCAGCTCTTTCTATCTGGCACGTACCTTTGACTTTCGGTGTAGATCCGCGAATGGATTTCGGCCATACAGAACCCTCAATACGCTTATCACCCAGAAAGGTGGGAGAACCTTCTTTCTCGATGTCATCATCGAAAGCGGCGAGCTCGTCGTAGCCAGCCACATCAACTGATTTTTCACGGTAGTTTTTTGCAGCCTTACCGCCCAGGCACCAGAAACCACGACCATTCGAGAAACGCTTCATGCTCAGCGTATTGTCCCGGTGTTTTTTACCGTACCAGGGAGCAAGCGCCAGCAACGTCGGAATATCACGAATGGTCGGTTCTACATGAGACTTCATGAAGTTTTCAGCATCACCGTCGGTTGGTAACCATATTAGGGAGTTACGCTGTTTATGTTGGATGAAATATGCGTAAACGCCGAGCAACATTTTTGAGTAGCCGACACGAGCCGATTTAACGACATTCACCTCGCGAATATAGTCATTACCCATCGCATTCATAATTGCACGCTGAAATGGCAGTGTTTCCCAGCGCCCTTCCTGGTAGGCAGACTCTTTCGGGAGATAATAATTCTCATCTGCCCATTCAACTGCTGTTTGCGGTTGCGGCCGGTACAGCGAACGTAACCCCGCCCGCGCAGAGTGCTGCAGCCCCTTAACCTGACTGTTCGATATATTCACTCAGCAACCCCGGTATCATTTCATCCAGCGCAGCTGCCTTGTTCATGGCCTTAATGATGTCCTTCTTGAGGAAATCAATATGTCGGTTCTCCAGCTCCGGGAAGCGCCGCTGAACCGACAGAGGTATTCCATCGAGAATGCTGGCGATTTCTCCGGCTACCCGCGACAGCACGAACGTGCAGAATGCGGTCTCCACCACTTCAGCGGACTCTTTTGCATTTTTTAATTCCTGAGCGTCAGCCTGAGCTCGCGTAAGTCGGTGTCGCTCATATTCAATCGTGCCAGGTTGAAGATCGGACTCAGAAGCGATACGGAGATCTTCAACTTCCTTCCGCAACTTTTCATTTTCTATAGCTGCATCGCGCGCACTGTACCATTCGATTGCAGCAGCAGATTCAAAGAGAACCTCATTACCTTTGCCACCACCGCGGACAACCGGCATACCTTGCTCCTGCCAGTTCTGAATCGTTCGGACGCTTACCCCGAAAATTTCGGATAAGCGTTTTTTGTTAACCTCCATGGCTTACTCCTGGCAAAAAACAGAGAAAGGAAACAATCAACGGTAAACTTCCGTTTTCCTTGCTCAGCATTTCCTTTCTGGAGAGAGGACGTTTTTAACAAAAACAATGAGTAAACAAGAAGAAGAACGGAAATGGCATAAACCAGAAAATTTTCATAAATAGCGAGAATCTGCGCGGACGCCGCCCCGTAACAAGGCGGATCGCCGGAAAGGACCCGCAAACGATAATAATTATCAATTGCACACTATCGACGGCACTGCTGCCAGATAACACCACCGGGGAAACATTCCATCATGATGGCCGTGCGGACATAGGAAGCCAGTTCATCCATCGCTTTCTTGTCTGCTGCCATTTGCTTTGTGACATCCAGCGCCGCACATTCAGCAGCGTTTTTCAGCGCGTTTTCGATCAACGTTTCAATGTTGGTATCAACACCAGGTTTAACTTTGAACTTATCGGCACTGACGGTTACCTTGTTCTGCGCTGGCTCATCACGCTGGATACCAAGGCTGATGTTGTAGATATTGGTCACCGGCTGAGGTGTTTCGATTGCCGCTGCGTGGATAGCACCATTTGCGATAGCGGCGTCCTTGATGAATGACACTCCATTGCGAATAAGTTCGAAGGAGACGGTGTCACGAATGCGCTGGTCCAGCTCGTCGATTGCCTTTTGTGCAGCAGAGGTATCAATCTCAACGCCAAGCGTCATCGAAGCGCAATATTGCTGCTCACCAAAACGCGTATTGACCAGGTGTTCAACGGCAAATTTCTGCCCTTCTGATGTCAGAAAGGTAAAGTGATTTTCTTTCTGGTATTCAGTTGCTGTGTGTCTGGTTTCAGCAAAACCAAGCTCGCGCAATTCGGCTGTGCCAGATTTAGAAGGCAGATCACCAGACAGCAACGCGCCACGGAAAAACAGCGCATAAAGCACTTCATTAGCAGCGCCAGATAGCGTAATGATTTTGTTACTCATGGAATATTTCCTTTTAGGCGTGAGCCTGTCGCACGGCAATGCCGCCCGAGAGGTAAACGCAACCTAACGGCATCACCCAGGCTCACTACTGAAAGACTCTCTTTGATGTGCGCGTGCGATGCGCGTAGAAGACTGATTTATCAACCTGTCTTTATATCAGGATTCATTACCTGACTATTTGTGGGTAAAGTTCGTAGTGCGCTGATCGTGCAAAATGATTTTAGTTGGGAACAGTTCGCAACTCTGTCCCATAAAAATCAGCATATTCCCATCTATCCCATATCCAGCGCATTGACCATCGGGATACTGAAGGGAGATTCCATCATCTCTTAGAAAGATCACCATCTCTTTTGTTTCAATTTGCATATAGCTACCTGGAGGATTTATGAATGCAAGGATTTTCATGGACTATTACCATGAGATTGATTTTCCATCTTTATTCGCGAGAGCAGTGGAAAGCGATGACGATGTGGGTACTACATTGCGCATTCACCTACTTTGTGAGCGCATGGTCGAAGCATGGATATGCGCATGCTGTGACTGCCAAGATCTCTTTGGAAGAGATAAAAACAAACTTTTAATCGAATGTAATACTAAAATATCCATGGCGGGAAACCTGGGAATCCCCCCGGAACTTATGAAATCACTTAAAACCATCAACTCAATGCGTAATGACCTTGCACACAATCCATCAATACAAAGCATTGCTGATTCAAGGATCCAGAGCCTGAAGGATACTCTGACTGAATACTTTAAACAGCATCCAACGGAACCCAGCATGGAAGAATCAAAACTGGGTATTTTTAACGCCGAGAATCAATTAACCGAAGAAGTTTCCTTAGATAGTGACAGTTCAAAAAACAGACTTAAGTTAATCTTGCTGTTCAGCAAGTTAATGCAGGCGTTAATGCAATTAGTTGCAGCTAATCATAATGGGCGCTGGGATAACCAATTTAGCCAATTCGTTTACCATGTGACCATGAACGCAACAAAGAGATAAATCCAAGCCCGTTTTGTACGGGCTGTTGCATTATCACAGGCACTCAGTGAATGCCTGCTGTAATGCCGCTAGTCGTCGAGTTGCAACACACCGTGATCCAGTGATTCTGAATAGGCGATAAGTCCGGTATAACCGGGGATAATCTCACCATTATCAGCTTCAAATTCAGGAATTGTGCCGGTGGTGATGGTGTATTGAGGCTGGCCATCTTCCTTCGCGAAGGCTGCCAGGTCTTCAATCTGCTTAGCTGTAAGAACTACTGTCATGCTCATTCCTCAGTTGTTAAAAAGCCCCGCGAGTGCGAGGCGATTTGATTGAATTCTCGGCTCTTATCTCAGCGCAGCCCCTTACTGCGTGCCGGTTGCTCGGTGATGAGCATCAGCGATGAGACATTAAAGCCGACCGAAGGCCAGCGGCGTTCCTCATGTTGCCGACAGAGCCATATCGACAAGAGGACGAAAACTAGCAGCATGAATCGCCTATTGGTTATTCGACAGTCGCACTGATTCGTAAATCCGCTCACACGTCATTCCTGCCCGGTAGCTTTCGTCAGATCGTCCAGCATAATATCGAGCTGCTTCTGCAAGGCTTCCGAGCATGTCGGCAAGCATTGCTGCGTTGGCTCCGGCTGTTTTGCTTCTGACGGAAGTGGCGAGATCTGCGGTGTGCTTTGCGGCGTCCATGTGGGTAGCGAGTTTTGTTGCTTCGGCGCGCAGCTGCTTAACAGTGGTAGCCAGGCCAGCAGAAGTAACGGCAGCGCTCGCTGCTTGAGCTTGAGCATCTTTAACGGCCTCATCCCGGGCGATTGTTCGCCCTTGTTCAATCATACGAGCTGCGGTCTGTGCATTCGCTTCCTGTGAAGATTCCGCGCTATCCCGGTCAGCCCACTTTATTTTCCAGCTGCGGTTCGTCCACTCACTGCCAGCGAGAAACGAACCTACCAACGCAACAATCACAATGATGCAGATGCCACCCGGCTTCACTGGTCTATCCCCCAGCACGTCAGTGCGCTTTCCTGGTCCCGCCGTTCTACCTGCCCATAACATCCATCCTTCTGGCCCTTGGTCAGGCGGCAATCGCGGCCACCGTCTTTAATCCACCAGCGGATTGCCTCGCATGCACCGATGCGGTCACCTGCGTTGATGCGCTTATAGAAGGTCGATGGGAAACATTTTCCGGGGCCGATGTTATATGGGCAGAAAGAAGCGATACCCGCTTTCTGTGGTTCGGTCAGTGGTACTTTGATATTTCGGTCAACCCACGCCAGCGCCTTGTCGCGTTCAATGGCGTTTACCTGGGCGCATTTCTCAGCTGACAGCTTCATGCCCTGTACTACTGGCTTGCCATCAACCATTGTTGCACCACGGCAAATGGTCCAGAGTCCGCCGCCGTCGCGATATGCTGTCAAGCTGTTACCCTCTTTCTCATCCAGAAACTGATCGAGAATCACGGGTGCGGAAGCCCCGGCAAGAATCAAACCAACGACCGCTGCGCTCAATTTATTCTTCAGCTTTAGAGACATAGCCATTGCGCCGATCCTCCCGTTCTTTCCAGCGGAAATACCAGTTCACTGCACAGGTGATTACCGTGCATGCGATACCGACAATAATTGCCCAGTCGCTCAGGCTTAACCCTGCAATTCTGTCGGCCAACATCCAGGACACCTCTTTTGCTGTTTTTGCTGTTTCGGCATATGCCTTCGCTGATACACCGCAGCCGGTCAGCGTGGTGCCTGTTCCATATGAAAGTCTGCTGTAAATGGTGCTCATTCTGGTCATAGCCTCACCTCCGATTTTTCGGATGGCGCTGTGTGTGTATGAAAAGGATCAGGCCCTCGGGACGATTTAACAAGAAGGCATGTCGATGATGGTTCCCGTGAGCCTGAAATAGAAAGCCCCAGCAAATGCCTAGGCTAAATGAGGTGCCAGATCATATATCTGGCCGTATAACCTTGCGTTTGGTATTATTAAATCGCCAAAAGTAACCCTTCAAACACAAGGATTTAAAATGACAAAAAGGAAGTACCGATTTTATCATGCGGACAGGGGTAACTTGCTGAGCCCTGACATGACAATAATCCCTGTAAATGGCCTCTCTTCATTTGGAAAGCATTATCTCTCCCGGATAAATAGTGGAAATATGAGCGACGTGCTAGACGAAAATGTACAAAGAGAGATGCTGTATGAAAATGTGCGGATGGAAAATTTCCCATCCCGCCCAAGCCGATTCTCGTGCCTTTTTGGTGCGAACTCCATTCCTGAAGCGGAAAGCTTCGCCAGAAAGATAATCCCGCAACCGACCACCCCAATTAATATTTATGAAGTTTTTACTGAAAATTTTGTGATTCTCGATATGAATTGGATGGATTACATAACAACAGATTTCGGTAGTAGGGTTGAATATGCCCGGCAGTACTGGTATTCATCAATTACCCAGCACGCCCCACTTACCGGCGATAGGATGATACCAACCCTGGAAGTCCTGCTGCCGCTTCCCGTGGAAGTAGGCAAGCAAGTCAGTACTGTCGCTTTTGATTAATCTGACAGTTCTGCTCAGGGAAATGGGCCAAAGGTTTATGTAAAGTCCAAAGCACTTCGGAAAGGATAGCTTTATATAGCTCACCATCATTTGCATGATAGCGAAACCTTTCAGAAGGTGAGATTTCGAAAAGTACCTTTCCCTCATCTGAAACAATTCGGACTTTCATCTTTCCTCCAAATTAGAAGCTACTGATTCAGTTATTACTTACTCCAGATACGACAAAGCCCCACCATTTCTGGCAGGGCTAGATTATTAAGCTGTGTGTCGAAGTGACCACTCTTAACACGTTAAACTAAAAAATGCGGACCGCACTAGCATTTTTTTAATTATTTTTGCCTACTAACGACTGCATCCATCTCAAGGCGAACATCCAGCATTGACAGACACCCCTCAATAAACCCTTCAGCAAGCAGCATTTCTATGCGTATCTGCTTTTCGCTTTTCTTCCGGTGCTTCGCCATCTGCCGTTTTGAATACCGTAGAATATAATGCCCAACCAACAAATGATTGTCTGCGGCCGAAATAAAAAAGCCCGAGACAAGCGGGCAATATGGGGGTAAGGCAATGCCGGCTCGTTGGCCGAAGGGTCCCAGGCAGTGGGTTCTGTGTGCGGCGTACCGCAAATAAAAAAGCCCCGCACGATGGCGAGGCTTGGCATTCATTCATGTCACACACAACAACGGCAACATATACGATTTATTCTGCTCATTTGTTCATTGAAAAGCAAGCTCGTTATGAGGATTTTTTTGCAATTTTCCTCACATTTTCGCGATTGTTAAACGCATTTTGCAGCGGTTGGTACAAGCAGAACAGTGAGGCATTGATGATTTGCTTCACCTCTCTACGGATTGTCGAGATGCTTGGGTGTTTATACTGATTTCCGCCACGCGTCTTCATCAGGCGAGGCTTACTTACTGCATGCTGCCATGATGCAATTCGGATCTCGCTGGAGTTACAAACGTAGTAGGCGAAGACAACCCGCCAGGCATTTTCATCCACATTCTTCAGATAGTGACGAATGACAGCATCAATGAGCATCCCGTCATCATCACTACATACCGGTCGTGATGCTTGCTGGGGCTCAACGGTAGCCATGAATCTGGCAATCATGTTGATCATCGCTTTATCAATCTTGCCGGTCTGGCACCATGCGCCCCACAACTGGAGCCACTGGTCTACCCATTGATGCTGGTCGTTGGTTAATTCCAGTTTCATTATGCGGCTTCCTTCTGTGGCTGGTTGGTTTTGGTCTGGCTGTGCTTTGCTACTGGGGGCATGCAGGCGCGCTTAACGCTTTCTGCCTGGTACCGCAGGAAATCGGCGTGGCTCATGCGGCCTCCTGTCGGCGTGCCCGGCGTTTTTCCAGCGCGCGGGCTTTGCGTGTGAAAATGGATTTGATGCGCTGAAGGTATGGGATATCGAACCGGCGCGGCTCGTTATCAGACTCAAGGCGCTCGACACGTTCCTGTCCGATACGCTCAACCAGGCGGATCCGGTACTCGACAGCATTCCCACTCAGCTGCCGGTTGCATCGGGTGCAAGCGGAGTGGACGTTAAAAACGTTGAATTTGAGGTGTGATGCAGCGCCGCGCGAACGGTAATGGCTAGCATCAATGGCGCTGCCAGTCAGGTAATTGCTTTTGCCGATGAGTGGATTGCCGCAGCTGACGCATTCTTTCCCCTCGTCCCGGATCCGGATGTAGCGGTTAAAGGCCGATTGAGCCTCTTTATCCCACTGGGATTTAGACTTGAGTGACTCGCGCTTTTCTTGTCGGCGTTTGCGCCCGGCCTTCTCGGCTTCTTTCTGCTCCTTTATGCGCTTAGCAGCGGCTTTCACCTTCTCCTTTTCGCGTTCTTCCATCGCGAGGATTGTGCCGTGCTCCGGGCAGCACCAGCGGATCCGGATGTCGTGGAATTTCGGCACGAAGTATTCACCGCATACTTTGCACTTACGGCGGGATGGCTTACGCACGTTTCCTCCTCGCCGCGAGACGCAGCCATTTCTGATCTACCAGGCGGGCGGTGTAGCCTTTCATAGTCGGGATGTCGGAGGGCTTAATCGCGGGCTTGCGCTGGCGGCGCGCCGGAACGCGGAAGATTTCGTTTGTGATGACGCGGGAAAGTGGAGTAGACATCAGTCCTCCTGCTTATCGCGCAGCTGCTGGTACTCGCAGCTCTGCGGGATGGTCAGGTGGCAGCCGATATTCATCGCCCAGGCTTCGACTTTGCACAGGAATATGTACATCTCGCCGGTTTCCAGCTCCGACGTATGGCGGAGGGATTGTACGGTAGTGACCTCCCCGGACACGACGTCTACCCGGTCTTTGCTTTCGTAGCCGAGATAGGTGTGCTTCATCGCGTCTTTGACCCACTCAGGCGTAGCGAAGGTCTTACCGCGGGCGATGAGGTACTCGCTGATTTCCGTGTACCACATGTGGCTGAGCGCGTTCTGCGACAAGCTGCGCTTCTCGCGCCACGGCTTAACCTGCAGGCGGAAGCATTGCCCGGCGTCCAGCAATGGCTGAATCTGCTGGCCGATGGCCGCGAAGTTGCCGCGATGGAGCTTGATGCCGTCTACTGGAAGAGTCATACGGCCTCCTTAACGGAAACCGCAGAATACAGAAAATCGCAGGTGCATTTCTGCATCTGTGACAAGGTGAGAAGTTCATATTGTGGTCGCATTTAAGTCCCCTTAAATGCGCAGAAGTCACAATCGGGTGTTCAGGCCGACTGCGACTTAATTATGGCGGGATGATTTGAGAAAATCAATTTGCGAATAGCGACAATATATAGTTAAGGAATCCAGCCTTCGCCGCAATTTCCTGTCTCTCTCATCCACTCATGACCGCATTCCGAGCATTTGTAATAACGCTCGTTTGCTTCGCGTCCGTGATGGCTGAAGTTAACGGATTTATCGCCTTGCAAGACCATGCATGGAAGAGGCGGGTCCCTTCGTCCAAGGGGTTGTTTGTTACATACTTCACAAGTCATAAATCCCGGACCTCACACGTCATTCGCCTGTAAAAAATCATTATACCAAGAAAGATTTGGTTAAGATGCGAGCGGAATGTAAAACATGTGTATAGCTATTAAATCGGTCCTTGGCGATTTATTTTTTAGCGTCAAACCCCACATGATGGGACGCAACTTCAGTAAATTTACGAACAACATCCATGGCGAAATCACCTCTCTCAGCAATCTTCCAGACCCAATGTACCACCTGCTCTGCGTTCGTTAGGTGGGAAAGAGGAATTGAGTAAACCTGTCCATGGATGTCAATCACCTCAAGCTCATCGAGGCACACCTTAACAAGATCATCAAGCTCCCTTTCTCTTTCAAGAATCGTTGTGATGCTCATGCTATTTTCCATTTGAATCTCCTGAAATTTATTTTGCATTTTGCTCAGTCATTTCAATGTAGCGAGGATCAGATGCCTTAGGCAATGCAACGCTCTGCTCGCGATAGTGCCGCACGCGATCCATGAAATACTCTCGTAGATGCTCTGGTTGCTCACGAGCTACCTGCTCGGCGATAACTGGCATGTTTAGGCGTTCTTTGTACGCCACACCAGAAGCAGCAAGGTCAACGTTCACCTTGTCCTGTTCTTCTTTTGATTTTGCTGCGATGTTATGGCTAGACATGATGAATCCCCCTCAATGCTTTGAGAAGGATTATACAAAGAAAAACCGCCGAAGCGGTTTTGTAGTTTTCAAATATTCATCTCAATATCTGGCTAGTTGATATCAAATGCCAGTGGATTTGGGCGAACAGCGTTTATTTGTCCAATGGCCCATTGATGATTGTAGGCGGTTCCTACAGGTAGAAGATACCCGTAAGTACCATCTTTAAGCGTCACATGCATACACAAATGGTCTCCACCATCTATATCGTAAATTGAGCCTTGAGGAATAAATTCCTCAGTTTTAATCAGTGTTATGCCGTTATTGCGTGGAAATATATAGTGATGCATTTTATAGCTCCTTTGTCGATTGGAGCCCAATTATATCAAGTTTAAATCTACGTCATTGAAGTAGCAGGATTTGTTACGTCCTGCCCTGAAACTCAGACTCTAAGCCGCTATTTGTTTCGATTGGCATAGTTCCGGCAAATTAGCACGCACCAGCGCTTCAGCGAACGGCGGTGGCACCGCGTTACCGCAGCGGGCAACCTGTTTATCCTTCGCGTACTTCTTGCCCCGGTAGTCCTGGTCGATGATGTACCACTCTGGGAAGCCCTGCGCGCGGTATAGCTCGTGTGCAGGCGATCGAGTGATACAGGACCGTGCGCCGGGTGATTGTTAGTTGTCATGGGTTAGTCCTCCTTAATCCCATTGCAAAACTGATGCGAAATATGCACCGCGACACGGCGTGTCACGAGGATGATGCCAGCCTGAATACCCATCCTGACCACCAATTGGGCTAACTTTGTACCAGCACTGGTAATAGCGGGCGCTACTTGCAAAATCAGCCGCACCATCCGGGTCGATTACATCTTGTGACACAGAAGCCTGAATTATTTCCGCTTCCGTATAATCGCCGCGCATAACAATAAATCGCGCATCGTCCGAGCAAAGATAATCACATGAGCCGTCATGTTTACCTTTGGTGGTAGGTTTGATTAATTTATCCATCTCACTCCCCCTTCACGCCAATGCCAGCGGTGGCCGCTTCATGCGGGTGCTTTGCGTCCCATTCTTTCATGTACTCCTCAATTTCCCACGCCGTTTCACCGATAGTGCAAAGACCATCAATCACACGTTGGCGCTCCTCCGCTAAATTCTTCTGCTCCCGAGCCTCCAGTTCAGCAATCCGCTCCTCATACCGAGCGCCAACGGAAACGGCTTTATGGAAGGCTTCGCACCATTTGGACGATTGCGCCTGCATCTTCTCCAGCTCATCCAGCAGCTCCAGCACGTCGCGAGTGGGAACCATGAAGTTCGGAATGAAGTTATCTTTCGCTTTCTCTGCTGTTAGGCGCAGCGCCTGTTTGTCGATGTTGCTCATTGGGCGGCTCCTTCTGTGCGATACATCATGATTGTCAGATCGCCTTTAGTCGCCAGGCGCACCGTTGTTCCTGGTTCGATGCTGGACAGGTCAAACGCATCGTAAAATTCGTTTACTGCCTTCTGTCTACGAGATAGCTTTCTACGCTTATCCCACTGCTTTAGCGCAATGGAGATAAACCACTGGCCCGTTTTGAACATGATGAATAACCACCCCATCAGAGCGAGACCAGTGTTTAGAATGTCCAGAATGCTCATGACTGCACTCCTTTGCGAAGCTGTGCGGCGATGTCTTCGAGTACTCCATCAGCGAAGGAGCGATCAAAATCCCCCTCTGGCGCATCAGCCATAAACTCTGTAGATGTGAGAATCATCCGTGCGATGTCTGCCGCGTTCTTCGCCGTGTCATCTATAAACCCAGCCTCCCATGCGGCCAGCATCCTGTTAGCAACAAAGTGAGCGCCTTCCTTGTGGGCCTGCGCCCGCACTTCAGCCAGGAAAGCGTCCGTAGCAGGAGTTTCGCGTTTCGATGGCAGGTATGTGCCAGGATGTTTCAGGTCGTACACTTCCGCAGCCAGCGCCGCGAATGTGGTTTCAACCACGTTAAGCAGAGTCGTAACCTCTGTCGGTGACATGTGCTCACCACATTCAGCATTCACCCTGGCGTTTTTAATCAGATCTTCGTATTTGTTGCTCATACCCCTTCCCTCCCCCAAACCATCAAAATTCGCTTCATCGCCGCGCTGTTGCGGCACTCCTGGCAGATCACGTTTGCCTCTGTACGCTGCACCAGCTTCGAATTTCCCTTCGGCATAGCCGGGATTGTTTCTGGTGCGTATTTCATGCCGTAATCGGTCAGCCGATAAAGCCGCTGTCCGTGCTTGCCTTCGAACTCGATCAAGCCGTCTGCCAGCAGCGTGCTCACCGTTCCGGATATCTTTTTGGTGGTCATGCCGATCATGCTGGCAATACGAGCACTGTTCAGGCCCGGGTTGTTACGCAGGGCTGCAAGAATCTGCCCGCGGATTGTTATGGTCATGCTGCCCCCTTAGAACGGTAAGAATCCCACGTGAATGACAGAGTGCACCCGCCGCCATCGCTCATGCGGTCAAGAACGCGCTCGCCGATGAATGCTGCCAGCTCTTCCCTTGTCTGGTTGCTGATCAGGATGGTCGGCTTCATACGCTCATAACGGGTGTTGATGATTTCGAACATGATCAGCTTCTCGGCCTCGCTGCCGAACTGGACGCCAACTTCGTCGATGATCAAAAGGTCCGGAGTGGTGAAGTGCGCAATCACGTCGTTCTCGCAGCGCTTCGCTGTTTTCGACCACGTTGATTTGAATTCGCGGGCAATCTTCAGCGCGGTGGTGAAAATTACCGGGCTCTGGTGGTTCTCGATGACATAACGGGCGATCGCCAGGGCGAGGTGGTTTTTACCGGTTCCCGGCTTGCCGCACATCACCAGGCCACCACCCTGCTTCAGGCGCTCTGGCCACTTCGCGGCATACGCCTGGCAAACCCGCAGCGCGCGCTCTGACTCCTTCCCCACCGGCTGATAGCTTTCCAGCGTGCACGTTACAAAGCGCTCAGGGATTTCGAGCTGGCGCAGCAGGCGATCGATGTTCTGCTGGCGCGTGCGGTCTTCCCACCGCTTTTTCTCGTCATACAGGAAGGTCAGCTCATCGCGAAGGCAGCCAGGACAACGAGTCGGCGGTGACGGCAGCTTGATCAGGCTGCTGGTAAGCACGCGTTTACGCTGTTCGTACTCGCCATGTTTCTCGCAAAGCACTGTTTCGAAGACGGTCTCGCAGTTAGGGAGCTGCTCTGGAGGTCTACCAAGGACTTCCAGCATTTTTTCGATAGCGTCGATTTTTTCGAGCAGTTCCATACTCAGTCCCTCGCCCAAGATGGAATTTCAGTCTGGCCATAGTCCTTGCCAGCGAAGTTCTCAGATACGCGAGACTGATTGCGGGCTGGCTGCTTGATGCCTTTCGGCTCAAACAATCCCTGCCAGCCGTTCGCAATGCTCTGGTTGATGATTTCTTCAGGCTGATATCCGCTGCACTTGCAACGCTCGAGCAGGTTGATGGCCTGGGTAACCGTCTGCTGAGACTTGATCGGTTTCTTCAGGTCGCGACGATAATCGACCCATGACTTCCAGACTGAAACTGACAGCCATTCAGGAAGGTCAACACCAGCCGGATCGAACGAAGCCGGTTTGGGGGATTTAGGGGGTTTATTAATATTGTCTTTATTGTCTTTTGTAATAGTGTCTTTTGTGTGTCCCCATTTTGGTGACAGGGTTGTCACTGTTTTGGTGACACTTTTTGTCACCACCGTAGGGACACTGTCACTACCATGGTGACAGTCACTACTATGGTGACATTTTGGCGCAGGCTTAGTGCCCGGAATTACCCACTCACTCAGGTTTTTGTTGGGCCCGATCAGCATGCCGTCGGACACCAAAACATTCATCGCAATGAGTTCGTTTTTGGCAGCGTTAACCTTCTGGCGAGGTAGCCTGGTCAGCTCAGAAAGTTGTGAGTCTGCTATGCGGTCCATCTTTTTGTTGAACCCATAGGTTTTGCGGCAAACAGCATGAGCTACCTTGGCCTGATTTTTGGTCAGGTTCGCGCCGATAAGCTCCTCATACAACTCGTTTGCCAGACGGGTGTACCCATCGTCTGTATCGGCCACGCGTTGCTCCTGTATTCCCGAAACTACAGCGGGAAAGTTGAGAATTTCTGCGGTGTTTGACATACTTACTCCCGTTACTTGGCGTAACACAGTGTGATAAGGGCCTTTGAAGTTACCGCTTCAAGGGCTTTTTCTTTTCTTGTGCCTCTCATATAACCCCCAGCATCGATGTAACCATCGTCATCAGCGGTCCTACCTGCTCCGGCATGAGGCGGAACAGCGACGCTATACCCTCGCTTACCTCTTTGAGCTTCTGATGCTCTGGAGCGTCCAGCAGCACGGCCTGTTTAGCCTCGGCACACTCTTTCATCGCAGAGGCGATCAGCGACATCGTGTCGTTCTGCGGCGCCAGACGGTTTCGGTACTCCAGCGGCAGGACCGACATGATTGCCGGGGCCAGCTGGCGAATGTTGTTGGCGGCGTATTCGGTATCGCCATCAATCCATCGAAACACTTTCTGCATCTGGCGGTGCGAGTCAGTCGGGATATCCAGACCGGTTCCGCCGGACGCCCGCCACTCTTCCACGATCAGCGCGGCGACAAATTCACGGCTTCGGCAATCAGCTGCCCAGGCGCGAACAGCTGCGCGGATCCCATCGATGTTTAACGCCGTGGAATCAGGCTCCCGGCGATTCTGGTAAATCATCGCCGTTGGCGAAAATTTGTTACCTTGTTGATACGCAAGTGAATGCATTGCTTTCCCTTTCGTGGTTAGGCCGCAGTATCACGCGGCGATGCGAATACCAGGCTTTCTTTTAGGACCGGAGCCTGGCGGTGAAAATTCTTCGTGCCTTTCTCGATAGCAGATGCCATTTCTGGAGATGCCCGGCGATTTCCGTAGGCGATCTGGTCCAGGTAACCTGGCGTCGTGTTAGCCAACTTTGCGAGCTGCGCCCATTCGTCGGTAGTGGCGGCCTTGCGCCAGCGGTGTAGTTCAGTGCTCATTGGTGTCTCCGGGTGAGTCGTTTGATTTGGAGTTTAGCGTTATGCTAAATACTACGCAAGCATCATTTAGCAATTTGCACATTTATCATTTTGCTAAAAGCAGTAACAATGCAGGTATGGAAAATAAAGAAATCAGAAAAGCCAACCTGGAAGCGCTGTACGAGAAGCGTCAGCACGAGTCTGGAATGACCAAAGCGCAGTTTGCCGAGCTCATCGAGACAAGTCCGGCTGCGCTTAGCCAGCTACTGGGACCAAACCCTCATCGCAATATCGGCGATAAGATGGCTCGCAAAATTGAAACTGCGCTTGATCTGCCTTTTGGCTGGATGGATGTTTTACACGCCAGTGAAGAACCTTCGAACGTTGCATTTCGAGGACTGAACGAGACAAAAGGAAGTTATCCTGTAATCAGCTGGGTAAGCGCGGGGCAATGGATGGAAGCTGTAGAACCTTATCACCGAAGAGCGATAGATCGCTGGTATGACACGACTGTTGACTGCTCAGAAGATTCATTCTGGCTGGACGTTAAAGGGGATTCTATGACCTCCCCGGCTGGACTGAGCATACCCGAGGGAGCAGCGATACTTGTTGATCCTGAAGTCGAGCCGCGCAACGGAAAGCTGGTTGTCGCGAAGCTAGAAGGCGATAACGAAGCGACCTTTAAGAAGCTTGTAATCGATGCCGGCAGACGCTTCCTAAAGCCCCTTAACCCCGCATATCCAATGCTAGAAATTAATGGAAACTGCAAAATCATCGGCGTTGTGGTTGATGCCAAAATACTAAACATCCCATAACCTCACGCAAAACCCCTCAAGCCCGCCATCGCGCGGGCTTTTTTACGTCCCGAATTCCTTCGCTGTAAATTTTTAATCGCTTATTAATCAATACGCTAAATAAAACCATTCAACAATTTAGCATTTTGCTATTGCGCATAATTTAGCATCACGCTAAATTTATCCCATCGAAACGAAACATCGACAGCTGAGCGAAGTTAGCCAGCGGCGGACAGCAAGTCGCCTGCTTTTTAACAACATGCAGATTTACAGCGTCAATGACCTGTTAAGACCCCTACACGAAAACGTGCTGTATCACCGGGTGCGATCCGGTCGGTGAGAGAGTATCCCCGCGCGAGAGCGATAACGGCGTGAGAACGGGCAACACTGGCAGGGAGTTGGCGCTTAATGAACAAATCTTAGCTGCCCGGCTGGCAACCTACTGCCAATAACACAGCTTTCCCCGTATGAGAGGCTAACTGCGGGGCGCGGACTCGACGCGTAGTACAGGTGTAACCCGCAACACGAAGTTCGAGTGGCGTCCGTCTGGTAAGTGGCTACGGCCTGCAACTGGATGAAACGCCAAGGGTGACAGCCGGAGAGACGGCTCACAACGAAAAGAGCGCTGGCATGCAAAAAATAATCTCGCAGCCATTGCAGTACCAAAAGCCAGGATGGAATGGCAAAACGCGGTAGTGCTCTTTTCGTTGTGGCGAAGTGCTTTGGGGTGAAGCGGCGTGGGAAATCGGTGACACGCAAAGTGGCGAACCGTACACACTGAATCACGGGGTTGGGTAGCAAGGTGGCCCACGGAAGCGCGAACGAGCGGACCGGAACACATCGCCGGGGTAACGTCCGGCCTTCACCACCAAAGCATTTCTCCCGCATCTGCGGGTAACGATAGAGGGTAAGGGGATGATCGACGACATCAAGCGCATCGACTCAATGATAAATGCGCTTCGCAATATGAAACAGGACATCAAGCGTCAGCAGAAACTAAGTGAAATAAACAGTTTAGACCTGTCGCCGAAGCAAGCTCAAAAGCGCAATGCCGATGCTGACTGGATTGCGATGGAACAGATTAAGCGTCGGCATGAGCTGCACGCTCTGTCTGTTGAGCTTGGGTTCGCTGAGCGCCGGGAAAGTTATGCTCCATTTGAATTAACTGACGGGTGGCACCGATTCGACCACAAGCCGCGCGAACCTCAATAGCCGCCTAACCAGCGGCTTTTTCATACCTGGAGTCATTTACGAGTGGCTCAAGTTATGACAACCGGCGGCCATCCACCGCCCATTGAAACACTGAATAAATGCGTTGAAGTCTTGTATTAACCGTTCCGCTGGCCTGGCGACAAGGGCAAACGAGGGGATTGAGATGAAAGGTAATACGAAGAAAACAGGCATGATCGGCTTTGGAGCATGCTGGGCACGTAAATTCTATTCACGCCAAAAGCCAATGCAACTCCCAAGTTCTCGATCGAATGGCGGGAAAGGTTCAAACAGCCCTGAAGCAAAACACCATCGCCGCGCCCAGCAGAGATTCAACAAAACAGGCGGCATTCCTCGCGGCAAAGCCTACGTGAAAATGTACCGCCTGGGATATCGCAGCGAGAGCCGAAAAGACCTTATGCGAGCGACTCAATAGGTTTCAGGGCTAACGGCTGATCCTGTTCCGGCACATATCGCTCTTTGACAATAACAGCCAGTTTTTGCTTAGCCGCAGGGTCGTCATTAGATGTGACGAGTCTGTTTATCTGTTCTGAAAGTGAAAACCATCCGTGAGTATCGCAAACGTAAACCACTGATGGAACTTCACGAATAGTTGGTGGTTTTACTTTGATGTTAACCAACTGATTTGTCTGGTTAAAAGACAAAGAATCTTCACCACAAATAGGACATGGCTTAGTTACTGATTTCATAGTTATTCCTTGCTGGCTGTGTGAGAACTACCAGCATACCACCGAGCCTGAAGTGGATAAAAGACAGGCACATAAGAGTGGGTTTCGCGGTGGTGAACTGCAGAGTTAAAACGCTCAACTGTGAAGATCAGCACCACGGCACCACCAGCGAAGTTCACTCAGCAATAGTGGAGAACATCATGGTTCATCAGCACTACGGTACACAGACAGTAAACCGCGGCGCAGTTCAGCCGGGGATGCTCGTCAAACACAAGGATTCAACCTGGACGGCATCAGCTAATGCTCGTGGTCGTTTGTATCTGCATCGCGGCGTTGAGATGACTTACACCAGGGATTTGCTGGTTGAAGTTTATCTGAACGGTCTGGGGAATGGCCTCAGCCATTAACGGAGAGTTGCCAAAACACTTTAAGGACAGGTGATGAAAAAAGAATGTGGTTATTGCCACAAGCCTGTTGAAGAAGGCGCAGAAGTAAAGAGCACCTTGCTCTATCTCAACGGTTCGCAACTGGCACAGAAAGAAAAAGAATATTGCTCTAAGCAATGCGCTGAATACGACCAGATGGCGCACGAAAGTTAAATAGCAGTCCTGAAATATGAAATGAAAAATTCGCCATTAATTTGGCGCGGCTTCTTACACCCTTAATTTAACAACTGGAGATTTTATGGAAATCGTAAAAATCGAAATGAACCTGAAAGCAGTGAATAAAGAAGTGGCTGCATTCAACTGCGAGAAGAAAGTATCAGGCGTTATTCACTCAACTACAAACGGTGAAACAACAGTCATTCTCGACGGTGGCTATGTGCTTGGCAAGTTTGATTGCCCGCACTGCGCCATTGAGGAGATCAGCTTGCTGGTACTCAAAATCAGCGATAGCGATTACGCCGGCTGGGGAACCTACCGTACATACAAGCAAGATTTTATGAATGAGGCGATCGTAGCCGTCAGTTAAGCGAAAGCCCACCGAAGTGGGCCCGCCATGTCCGGCCTCACCGACCAAAGTTACACCGGAAACAACATTAAAACCAAAGTTAACCCAATGGGCGCTATCAATGGTCCGGGGATTCTAACACCCAAAAAAGAGGATCTCACATGGAATTTCCATATGTAGTTAAAGCCACGCAAAAGTCGGGAAAGCCTGATGCTTTTGTCTGGTTCACTGCAAAAACAGAGGCTCGCGCCAATCTGATGCTGGATGTTGCGCTGGAAGATGCAGGTATCGAAACAGGTAGGGGTAAGGACTACGCCAAACCGATTCGCACTGATTTCCCAGTTGTCGACGGCCTGCCGAAAGAAGGTGAAGTTGATTTTACCTGGTGTGATCGCTACGAGCTTCAGGACGATGGGCGCACCTGGCTGCCAAAAGCCGCTGGTGTGTCTACTGGTTCCGTTGACGCCCCCTACACACCTACTCCGACCGTAATCGTTGAAGATGCGACTGCGTCCGAAATTGTCCCGGTTGAAATCCGTACTCCAGCGGTCCGCTTTGCCGTCCATCTGATGAACGATAAATACCAAACCCACGTCACTAAAGAGCAGCAGTTGGCTGCCAGCGAAATGTCACTGGATGAAGGCAATACATATCTCCATAGCCTGCTTGTGGCAAGGAACGATGTGCCCGCGACCGCCAAACTCAGCCTGAATGCTGAGTGGAAAATGATTCGGGCGGTTAAGGACATTTTCACACCAGACGAAGAGCACGAACCAAGATTGATCGCTGCATTCATGTCTGACTGGGTGAACACGGATGCCGGTGACCGCAATCAACTGATAGAAGACTGGCGCAGTGGTAAGTTGCAGTTGCTCAAAACTGAAACCAGCAGCGGTGCTAACGTTACAACGGGTCAAGATCTCACTGTTGAGGACGGCATCCAGGCCGACGAGCACGGCCGGGCAGAAGGTGGCGTCGTTGATAGTGAAGTCGATACCGAAGAGCAATCCCAGCAGATACAGCAACCGAACCTGATCGTTGTTGCCACCCTGCCTTTCCGCCAGCGCGTACTGGCTCAGTTCATCGGTGATGGTGAATATCTCTATCACATCGACGCAGGGCAGAAAAATGAGATTGTCCGCCTTGAGATGGACACCGATGACGCGTACGTCCAGAACCTGCTGCTGGCAGCTGAGAATGTGGAAGCATTCAAAAAAGCCATTGAGCACGATATTCATAAAGTCGTGAATGCCGTTAAGAAAGTCTTCCCTGTCGATGGAAAAATCCCTGAACTCGCAACCTTAATCCAGTTTTTGAAATTGTGGTTCGCTACAGATCACATCGACCGCGGTATCCTCATTCGCGAATGGGCCGCCGGTAATCGCATCAGTAGTGTGCAGCGTACTGATTCCGGCACTAATGCCGACGGCGGTTACGTCACTGACCGTGGACCTGACGCACACCACACACTGGACACTCTCGATTTAGAGATTGCGTGTGCCCTTCTGCCTATGGACTTCAACCACTTCGAGATCCCGGGCAGCATTCTTCGTCGCGCTAAAGAAATCGTGACCAAAAAAGAAGAACCATGGAAATCATGGAGCAACATCCTGCGCAATCAGCCAGGCGTTCTGGGTGTTAACCGCACGGCTATTTTTAACCTGGTACGTATCGCACCGGAAAATATTCATTTAACTCCTGTCGCTCACCTGGAATTTGTTAACCAGACCATGACAGCCGCGTTCAATTCCGCGGTCGAGTTATTGCCGTTGCATGAGGCTGAACCCGCAGCACAGGAAATTCCCCAACCTGAAGGTAAGGAGTCTCCGCGCAAATCCTTCTGCACTCACGAAGAGAACCTGCAACGCGTGCGTGAAGAAGGAGCACGCCGCCGCGCAGAGGAAGCGGCAGCACAACCGCAGAAAGTCGAACAAGAACTGGTTAAAAATGTCGGCAACGGAATATTCGACGTTACGGCTTTGCTGCAGAACTCAGCAACTCATGGCACGAAAAAGGCTACGGAGACCACCAGCAATGTGCAGGTTCAAGAAACTGTCAGTGATGAAAAACAAGCTGGTGATGAAGTACAGCCAGGCGAAAGCAGTCTGGAGTCTGGTGAAGAGTCAGATACCAGCCAGAAGGACGATGTAGACCAGAATACGGATTCTGTCGCCAAAAATAGCGATTCTGTAAGCCAAACCGAACCAGTTGCAGCACAAACCGAGCCAGAAGCGCAATCTGACGAACCAGCTGTTGTTTATCCCGCTTATTTCGAGCCAGGCCGCTATGAAGGGCTGCCAAACGAGGTTTACCACGCCGCCAACGGCATCAGCTCAACCCAGGTGAAAGATGCGCGCGTTTCGCTGATGTACTTCAATGCGCGCCACGTAGAGAAAACCATCGTCAAAGAGCGCTCAGCGGTGCTGGACATGGGCAACTTGGTGCATGCGCTGGCGTTGCAGCCTGAACTACTGGACGCAGAATTCAGCGTTGAACCGGTGATCCCTGAAGGCGCATTCACAACGGCCGCGACCCTGCGCGCCTTTATCGATGAGCACAATGCCAGCCTGCCGGCGCTGCTGTCTGCCGACGACATCAAGGTGTTACTGGAAGAGTACAACGCCACCCTGCCGCCGCAGGTTCCGCTTGGCGCTAACCTGGAAGAAACGGCACAGAACTATATGGCGCTGCCAGCTGACTTCCAGCGTATTGATGGTGACCAGAAGCAGACGGCGACGGCAATGAAGGCATGCATTAAAGAGTACAACGCCACCCTGCCGCCGCCGGTTAAAACCAGCGGCAGCCGTGACGCGCTGCTGGAGCAGTTGGCAATCATCAACCCTGACCTTGTGGCTCAGGAAGCACAGAAACCGGCACCACTGAAAGTGTCCGGTACCAAAGCAGACATGATCCAGGCCGTGAAGGCAGTCAAACCAGATGCCGTATTTGCCGACGAACTGCTGGATGCCTGGCGCGATAACCCGGAAGGAAAAGTGCTGGTCACCCGCCAGCAGCTGAGCACCGCGCTGAATATTCAAAAAGCGCTTCTGGCACACCCGACCGCCGGCATGCTGCTGACCCACCCTAGCCGAGCCGTTGAGGTGAGCTACTTTGGTTTTGACGAGGAGACGGGCTTGGAAGTTCGTGTGCGCCCTGACCTTGAGATCGACCTGGATGGCGTGCGTATAGGTGCAGACCTGAAAACCATCAGCATGTGGAATGTTAAGCAGGAAAGCCTGCGCGCCAGGCTACACCGGGAAATTATTGAACGTGATTATCACCTGAGCGCGGCTATGTACTGCGAAACCGCAGCGCTGGATCAGTTCTTCTGGATTTTCGTCAACAAAGACGAGAACTACCACTGGATCGCCATCATCGAGGCATCCGCTGAACTACTGGAGCTGGGTATGCTCGAGTACCGCAAAGCGATGCGCAATATCGCAACCGGATTCGACACAGGTGAATGGCCAGCGCCAATCACTGCTGACTACACCGACGAACTGAACGACTTCGACCTGCGCCGCCTTGAAGCGCTGCGTACTCAGGCATAAGGGGAATGATGATGGAAAACACGAATATCGTAACCGCTGAACAGCAGACTCCAAACACGATCTCAGCCAGCAATGCCATTTTCAACGTGCAGGCTTTAACCCAGCTTCAGTCTGTCGCCGGGTTGATGGCACAGGCAGCCGTAACGGTGCCTGAGCACCTCCGCGGCAATCCGGCAGACTGCATGGCCATCATCATGCAGGCGATGCAGTGGGGTATGAACCCTTACGCCGTGGCGCAAAAGACGCACCTGGTTAACGGTGTCCTGGGATACGAAGCGCAACTGGTTAATGCGGTGATCTCCAGCTCAAACGCCATCGTTGGCCGCTTTCACTATGAGTACGAGGGCGACTGGTCGAAATGTGCCAGCAGCCGCGAGATAACCGTTAAAAAGCCTGCGAAAGGTGGCGGGACGTACGACAAGAAAGAAATGGTACGCGGTTGGGAAAGTGCTGATGAACAAGGACTGTCGGTACGGGTAGGTGCCGTTATTCGCGGTGAAAGTGATATCACCTGGGGAGAGCCTGTTTTCCTCTCCAGCGTAATCACACGTAATTCTCCACTTTGGGTATCAAACCCGAAACAGCAGATCGCTTATCTGGCACTCAAATACTGGGCGCGCCTATATTGCCCTGCAGTTGTTCTTGGTGTGTACACCCCTGATGAGATTGAACAGCGCACAGAAAAAGAGATCAACCCAACGCCGCAACGCGTTAGCCTGGCTGATATCTCAGGTGACACCGTCACAACCACGCAAAGCGCACAGGAATCGTCGGTAAATGTCGACTCTCTTGCCGATGATTTCCGCGAACGCATCGAATCTGCTCAGGACGTGGATAGCGCCAAATCGCTGCGTGCCGACATTGAAACGGCGAAAGCTACGCTGGGATCCGCACTATTCACCGAGCTGAAAAACAAAGCCGTAAAGCGTTATTACCTAGTGGATGCACGCAACAAGGTTGAGGAGGCTATTAAATCCCTGCCCCAGCCCGACGAGCCGCATGCAGCCGAACGGTTCGCTGAAGCCGAGCGCATGCTTGCATCTTCAAAGCGTCACTTAGGCGATGAACTGCACGATCAATTCAGCATCACCCTGGCGGATATGAAACCGGAATACGTGGCCTGACGAGACCGGGAGGGGTAACCCTCCCTCAAGGAGATTATATGCGACTGATCAATCGAGGAAGTAAGCAATCACCTTTAGCTCGCCAAGCATGCGACATCGCGCTGGCAGCTCACTTGCAAACATATGGCGACTATGGGCGAAGCAAGATGAAAGAGACTTATACGGTGAAGGTTGAAGGCGTGAAAGTCTGGGTGGAGGTGGTGAACCGAAAGGCGAGCTACGTGGCCACGGCGATGACAGGCATGCGCCGTCTCCGCTCCCTGCCCGGGCAGGTTGGTTGAAAAAGATTTTGAATGGCCCGAACGGGCAACTGGAGAGAGCTATGGATGATATTTTGGTAACGTCAGACCTGACCAGTCGCTACAAAATTTCACGCAAAACCCTTTGGTCATGGCAAAGTGCAGACACAATGCCTCGGGGCTTCGTATGCCCGTTCCCACCCCCTGACTGGCCCGGCAACCCTAACCGCTGGCGCTTTGAGTCAATCAAAGAGTGGGAGGATAAAAAGAAGATAAATTAA